AGCAAAACAAAATATAAGAAATTCTTTAATAGGAAAAAATTATATTGATTTGCATGGTAAAGAAAAAGCAAAAGAAATTAAAAATAAATTAAGTTTAAGTAAAAAAAATATGCCGCAGAAAACTTGTATACATTGTGGAGTCACAGGAAAAGGAAGTAATATGACCAGATATCATTTCAATAATTGTAAAAAGAAAATTTAATGGCTAACACCACATATAATCGAATTATCCGTAAGCTAGTTGTTGGATTTAGAAGTATATAATGTCAGCTAACGTATTTTATAATAGAATCATCCGTAAACTTGTTGTAGGTTTTGGTAACCTATTTGACAATATTACTCTTGTGCGTTATAATGCTGACTTGACAGAACAAGAACGATTTATTGTTCCAATTGCATATGCACCTAAAGAACGCTATGTGATGCGTTTACAAGAAGACCCTAATTTAGATAAAAAAGTTCAACTTACTTTACCTAGATTATCTTTTGAAATGACAGGTATGACATATGATGCTACTAGAAAACAAAATACAAATTGGAAAACATTTAATCAAACATCAAATGGTTTAGCATCACAATACAATCCTGTTCCATACAATTTTAACTTCTCACTTTATTTGTATGTAAGAAACATTGAAGATGGCACACAAGCAATAGAACATATTTTACCATACTTCACACCAGATTATACAATCAAACTCAATCTTATTCCTGAAATGGGTATCATCAAAGAAATACCTATTGTGTTAGATACTGTATCTCAAGACATCACTTACGAAGGACCTAGAGATAACGATACACGATTAATTATTTGGACTCTTAACTTTACTGTTAAAGGTTTTATCTTTGGTGGTGTAACAGAAAATAACAAGATTATTAAAACATCTATTACTAATGTATTGAATAATATTAGTATAACCGATTCTGTTCAATTTAACATGGCTAATACTGGTGTTGGACAATATCAAGCAGGCGAATTAGTTTACCAAGGTTACTCTCCTACAAACTCTACTGCAACAGGAAGAGTTTACTCTTGGTCTAATACAAATCATCAATTAGTATTAACTGATATTGCTGGTAATTTTTTATCAACACAATCTATCATTGGCGTGACTACAAACGCTAATTGGGTGTTTACATCTTACCAATCTCCTCAAATTAAGATGACACAAGTGGTTGTTACACCTAATCCAAATACTGCCACGGCTAATGATAAATACACTTATACTACTTCTATAACAGAAGAACCTAAAAACTTTAATTACTAATTTAAGGTAAGAAAATGGCAAAGACCCTACAATTTAAACGATATCCATCTGCTAATGTGGCAAATATTTCTGGTGCACCAGGTGAATTAATTGTTGATTCTACACAAAATACTATAACTGTTCATGACGGTGTTACATCAGGCGGATGGCCATTAGCTACTCAATATCAATTAAGTGCTAATGTGGTTACTATCAATTCAAATATTAGTTCTAATGTAGCATATCTTCAAGGCGGTCTTAATACAGCCAATGCTAATACGATATATTTGACTGGTGTTAATGTATCACAAAACGCTAACATCATTGGTGCTTTTACTACTGCTAATAGTGCATCAGCTAATACCGTATATCTACAAGGCGCTTTAGCAACGGCTAATGCTAATACTGTTTATCTTTCTGGTGCTTTAGCAACGGCTAATGCTAATATTGCAGCAGCTTTCACAACCGCTAATAATGCTATTGCTAATCTTGGTCCAATTATTACTGTAAACTCAGCATCTTATCTTTACATTCCTAATGCAACACCATCAACATCAAATACAACTGGCGCTCTTGTTGTTACAGGTGGTGTAGGCATTACAGGTAATGTGTATATTGGTGGTAGAGTGACTATTGCTGGTAATACAACAATTGAAAATGTCAATATTACAAATTTCGCAGTTAATACTACAGATATTATTATAGCAACAAACACTACACCAGCAACCGCAAATGCTACTGGTACATTACAAGTATCAGGTGGTGCTTGGGTTGGTGGTAATGTTTATATTGGTAATGCAGCCGTAATTGCTGGTAATACAACAATTAACGGTTCAGTTTTACTTGGAACCACATATTCTCCTAATTTTGGTATTCATAATTCTTTAAACATTACTGGCGCAACATCAGCTTACTCACAGGTAAATGACGGAACGATCCAATCAGGAGTAACTACATCAGCTGTTTACTATCAATCTACAGCAAGCACCGCAGCTGCGTCTTTTACAATACCTTATTTATATCATTATGCTTCAGTTCAAGGAACAATTGGATCTGGATCATCGGTTACCACACAAATTGGTTTTTTAGCAGATGTAACATTAACTGGCGCAACTAACAACTTTGGTTTTTATGGTAATATAGCCGCAGCTGCTAACAGATACAACTTATACATGAATGGTACCGCTGTAAATTACCTTAACGGTAACTTAGGTGTTGGTGTTACTCCTTCAGCAACCGCTAACGTATTGATTGGTGCAGGTACAACAAATTCGGCTCCATTACGATTAACATCAGGTACTAACTTAGCAACCGCTGTTGCTGGTTCTGTTGAGTGGAATGGTTACTCACCATACTTTACACCATCTGGCACACAAAGAAGTATTTTACAAGCATCACAATATTACGAATTAAATGTTGCAAATACTTTATCATCTGTAGCTACTGCACAGTCTGCTCTTGGTTTAACTACTGGTGTTGCTCTATCAGCTTCAACCGTATACGAATTTGAATTATTGTTTAATTTGGTAACATCAGGTACAACATCACATACTGAAGCTTTTGGTTTTGTATATTCTGGTACAACAACGAACTACGGTTATCAAATTACAAGAATGTTAAACGGAACAACAACGCCATATGGCGCTAATACTGTTTATTCTTCTTCTGCTACACCAACTGTAGTAACAACTGCTTTAACAACTGCACAAAATGCCACATATCTTGTTAAAGGTATTGTTAATACTTCTACGGCAGGTAACTTAAATCCAACAATTACATTCTCAGCTGGTCCTGGTGGTACTTCAACGATATCAGTTGGTGCTTATATGAAGATTAGTCCAATTGCTGCTTCACCTGGTTCTGCTAATACGATAATTGGTACTTGGGTTTAATAATATATAATTTATTATGAGTAATTTTGAAAAATCTATGGAAGAAATATTTGATGTTCAACCTTTACCAGAAGAACCTAAAAAAGTTCCTGTAGAGAATAAAACATGGCCAATAACGCCAGCTGCACCACCAAATCTTGAAGAAGATTTAACTGTAGCATATAATCAGTCAAAAGATAATCTACAAGATATCATTGACCAAGGTAAAGAGGCAATGGAAGATATACTCAAGATTGCTAAAGAGTCGGAACATCCAAGAGCATTTGAAGTCTTTGGTGGTATACTAAAGAATGTTGTAGAGGCAAATAAAGAATTAATTGCTATGCAGAAACAAATGCGAGAGATGGACAAAAAGAAAGAAGTTAATAATACTAACATTGATAAGGCAATATTTGTTGGTTCAACGGCAGAATTGTCGAAAATAATTCAAGGTAAAAATGATTAAGTTTAAACATTTTATTTCAGAAGAAGCGCTTGTTGCTAGAAAAGATAAGTCATCTAAAACTCTGCATGCGTTTGACATGGATGAAACACTCTTTCATCACGACCATTCTAAAGTAAAAGTTCATGTATTAAACAAACAAGGTGATAGAGTTCAATCTTTAACCAATCAAGAATTTAATACTCATAAGTTACCACCAGGTCATTCATACGACTTTTCTGAATTTAGGTCTACTCACATATTTAAACAGTCTGCACATCCAATTCATAAGATGATTCGTAAATTAAAAGCAATCCATAAGAATAATAAGAATGTTGAAATTGTTACCGCTCGTTCTGATATGGATGATAAAACAGGTTTTATGCACGCTCTAAAACATCACGGTATTGACCCTAAAGAGATTCATGTTCGTAGAGCAGGTAATTTACCAGGCAAACCAGGTGAAGTAAAACGAAAAGTAATTGGTGACTTAATTAAGAAAAGTGGTTACAAAAAAGTTCATTTATATGATGATTCTGAACCTAATCTAAATCATTTTTTATCATTAAAACAAGACCATCCAGATGTTGAGTTTCATGCTCACCACGTTCATCACAATCCAGAAACTAATGAAACAAAAATAAAAACTCGAATAATTAAATAATGAGCTCTATATCATATCGTGATAACCCACTTCTAAAAAAAGTAGGGGTTGATGTTCAGTATACTCAAGAGCAAATTGATGAGTTTATCAAGTGTGCTAAAGACCCCGTATACTTTACCAAATACATTAAGATTATTACTCTTGATGAAGGCCTAACACAATTCAATCTTTACGATTTTCAAAAGGACATGATTCGTACCTTTCATGATAATCGTTTCGTAATCACAAAATGTCCCCGTCAGGTTGGTAAAACTACTACTACAATTGCATACTTACTATGGGTTGTGTTGTTTCAAGATTCA